AAAGAACACAGTATCAAAGTTATTGTTCAAGTGTTCTAATGCTCGAAGGCTGTAGTTTAGAGTAACAATATTAATACTAGCACGATTGTTATGCCAATCACCTAAGAAGATACAGGTCTCACATCCTTCTTCTTTTGCTTTGGCAGTAAACCATTTGATAAAGTTCAAACAGTCTTCGTTGTGTTGTGTGCTATTACTCTTTAATCCAAAGTGGATATCCGTGCATACGGCCGCTTTTCTAAATAGATTAGTCATCAAATAAGTTTAACAGATTAAATTGTATTTGCCAACAGGTATTGGCAAATTATTCTCCACCACCTTCGTCGTACGTACCGGAACTACCTCCACCTGTACCAGTCCAACTGTTAAGTCCTTGACGAGTATAACTTGGAGTAAGATCATTCATTTCTAAAATATCGTCACGTAAGTTTTGATTACGCTTTTCAATATTCAATACTCTGGTAAAACTATTAGTAATAGCGGCAGTATAGTAGGCAAATGGGTTTTGGCTCTTACTCTCGTCAAACTGTAATCCAATTTGGCTCAACTGCAACAATGCTTGGCTACGCATTTCATCGTTATATGTGTACCCACGCCAGTTACTACGTGTAGCGTAACGTTCACACAATTTCATAAACATATGAGCTAGTTTGTTAGTCATGGCACCATGTTCTTTTGAAAACTCACCAGTTTCAAGGTCACCTATCCAATGGCTTTTACCTACTAAGTATGGCTCACCTTCTTCTGTTACTTTGAAATGTTGAAATGGTGGGAAGTTACAACGAATGTGTTTCTTGGCCGCAGGACTATCGTCAACAATATCATCATCGTCATCACTGCTGTCATCATCGTCGACAAATAATTCTTTAATTACTTTCTTTTTCTTCTTACCACCACCGGGATCCATTGGGATATGATCAAATGTCATTACTCTAAACACAACATCTGTTGCCGGAACATCTCTAGTGTTTACGCTGAAATCATCTAGTTTTAATTTAACATCACTGGACTCTTGTGCAACGTCGTATGCGGCACGCCCTAAACGCTCTGCACGTAACTTACGCCCTTCTGCAATGTTTTTCTTGTTAATCTTTTCTACACTGGCAACAATAATGTCAAAGTCGCCATCTTCTGGAGTGGTAAAACTACAATATGTCTTTTTACTTTTGTGTATCTCCTTTAAGATGTCTCTGTTGTTGAGGTAATTGTGTTTTCTCATGGTAATCCTTTATATATGCACATAATTTAACAAATAAATAACTAAAAAGCAAGAGGAAATTTTAAAAAGATGCCTGTTATTACACCATTTTCACAACCAGCTATAGGTAGCGGGGGCTTCAGCTCCGGAGCACCTAATAATCAGAATGGACCACAAGGTGGTATGGATTTTGGCAACAAAGTTAATAACAATGGGTCCACAGCAAAAACTGTAAACCTATTAGACCCATCAAACAGCAATCCGTTGCCAACATCTGGGTTAGCCAAAGGTGGCACACAAGCACAGCCTGAATTTATGAAGAACATGTTCAATACAAACGGTGGTGCAGGTGCAGATACAGGACAAGTAAGTTTTGCAGATACATCCGACGATTGGCGAGTGCGAATTAGCGTCAATCCAGGATCGGGGGTGCTCTATAGAGCTCCTAACCCTGGAATACTCACTCCTTTACTAGCAACAGACGGAGTTATATTTCCATTCGTACCAAGTATAACAGTAAATCATTCTGCCAAGTACGGCAGTAGATCAGTAACACATACCAATTACACAAATTATTTTTACGAATCTAGCGAAGTACAAAATCTGCAGGTCACTGGTGATTTTGCTGTACAAAATAAATCAGATGCAGATTATTTTATGGCAGTTATATACTTCTTTAGAGCCGCTACTAAAATGTTCTATGGTAACAGTGGGCAGTACCAGGGATCACCACCACCAATTTTATATCTAAATGGTTTTGGTAAACACTATTTCCCTAATGTGCCTTGCGTATTAACATACTTTAATCACCAGTTGCCTAACGATGTAGATTATGTTGAAACTAGCAGTAGTGTGGATACTAACCAACAACAAAATTCAAACCAACTTGGCAATCAGTTGAATATGATATCTGTAACAAAAAATAGAGTACCAACTAGCAGTACAATAACACTACAATTACAACCAGTGTACAGTAGAAAGCGTCAAACAGAATTCGATCATGAAGCATTTGCACGTGGCGCACAGATTGATAAAGGATTTATGTAATGGCAAAAACACGATATTCAACTAGTAGTCCGTATGCACAAACAGAAACATTTGGTGGTTTCCTAGATGTTATGGTTGATCGTCCTATCACAGCTAAAGAGGACGATGTACTATACGAAATAGATAAAGTATATGAGTTTAGGCCAGACGTACTTGCACATCATTTATACGATGATAGTAGGCTCTGGTGGGTATTTGCACAACGTAATCCTAATGTGCTTAAAGATCCTTTATTTGACTTTAGAGCAGGTAAAGCAATTTACATTCCTAGAAAAGAAACACTGCAAGCTGACCTAGGAGTTTAGTAAATGGCTAACACCCCAGAAAGTCCATTTGACAAAATTAACAAATTACTGCAACAGCAGAATTTTCTTAATGAGCAACAATCTAAGGAAATGCAGACTGCTATTAATACAGCAGTACAAGACTTTCCAAACAAACTAGCCGCCGCACAATCTGAATTAAACAAAAACACTGGCACAATAATGGCCAAGTTTAATGAAGGGTCAGCAAAGATTAATTCTGAAATAGCAAATGCTGGTAAAAATTTAAGCATTTCTCCTTCGCAGGCTGCACAGTTTCAAAGCCAACTGAACACGGGTATCGCCGGAATACGAGCACAGTCAACACAACTTAGCAATTTTAAAATACCAAATGTAGCAGGAGCAACAGGACAAGCACAAAGTTTACTAGCCGGCAGTGCTGGAGATATACAAAATGCTATCAGTAATGTAAACTTTGGTCAAATGAATCAGGCCATTGCGCAAGGCACACAAGCGTTGGGTGCGTCATTACAAAATGCGGACATACAAAATGCAATAAATTCTGCAAAAGGGCAACTAGCTACCGGTGCCGCTAATCTGCCAGACTTGGCTTCCCAACTAAGTGGAACACTACAATCAGCTGGTATAGGCAATAGTCCTTTTCCTGTTAATGGGTTAAGCGCAGATCAGCTAGGTAGATTGACACAGGATTTAGGTGGACAACTTGAAGGTGTAGCAGGAGCATTAGGCGATCAGCTTGGTCCACTGTCGGGACAACTACAAGAACTAGGATCCCAATTAGAAAACGGATTTAAAACAGCAGGGATATCTGTAGGGTCTGGAGCCAGTACTACTGCAGGTGCCGAACAGCGAGCACTTAGTAAAACCAAAGTTAATTTAACATCACAGCCCAACCAGGGCATGAACAAGTTACATAACTTTGAAATATATACCTATAGATTTACACTTTATTTGTTAACCAAAGAAGAATTAGATTCAGTATATCTCAATCCAAGACTTTTTAATCCAAAACATGTACTAATAAGTAGCGGTGGTAGTTATTCACGAGCAATGGGAACAGACTCAACTGGTCGTGCCAGGTTACCTGACTTTGAAGAAGATTTCTTCATTGAAGATCTAGACATGCAAACAATCGTTGGGTTGAACAGTAAATCAAAGTCTAGTAATGCTGTAGATATAAATTTTACAATTTATGAACCATATGGGGTCACATTATTAGATAGACTTTTGAGTGTATGCGAGACCGTGGCAAAATGCCCTAATTACATTCAACAGCCGTATCTATTAGAAATAGATTTTCTAGCTAATCCGACCGGCGACATTGGAAAAGTTGAAAGTGTTTTGATAGATAGAAAACGCATACCTTTAAAAATAATGGAAATGGCGATCAAACCTGACCTTGGAGGTACAGAATATAGATGTAGAGCTATTCCTTTTAATCATTCAGGTCTGTTAAATACCGTGGCATCAGTGCCGGCTACACTGGGAGTTGTTGCTGGAACGGTAGGTGAATTTTTCAGTGATGAACCAGTCCCAGCTGATGCTACCGAAAAGAACGAAGAAAGAGCAGATGCAGATCTCAAAGAATTCTTAAAAAAACAGCCATTTGGCGGAGCAGGTTTTAGTAAGCGAGCCAAGGAACAAAAAAGACAAGAGTTTTTACAACAGTATGTAACAAAGATTGACAGTTTTCCTGTTGCTTACAATAATTATTTTAAAGCTATAAGCGGTGACGGGCAAGGTAAAACATTTAAATACCCGCCTGCTTTAATTGCATTTAAGATTGATGACGAGATAAAAAATTCAAAAATTGTGTTTGAGGAAGAAACAGATTCTCGCACAACAAAGATGACTGACCTAGATCAAGATCTACGCAGTACTACCAAAGGTGCTGTGTTAAGTTACGGTAAGACAAAACAGGAGTTTCCTGTCAGTGCTGGCACAAACGTACTTCAATTGATTGATAAAGTTATAATGAAATCAAGTTACATAGTTAACCAGGCCAAGAATAGTAAACAGGCAATTGAAGCATTTGAACAGGCTAAAAAAGACGGTGACAAAAAAGCTGTACGTGCGGCAGAAGCTAAAGCCAAAGAATACAAGTACCTTGACTGGTTTAAGGTTATCCCTCATGTGTCTCTATTAGAATTTGATGAATCACGTAATGCCTATGCAGTAAAGGTTACATATCACATTAAAAAATATAAAACAGCAAACCAGCACCATCCAGATTTTGCGTTAACACGTATTACGAAAGATAAAATTGTTAGATCGTATGACTATCTGTACACTGGAAATAGCAAAGACATTATTGACTTGTCTATAGATTTTGACAGCACTTACTATACACAGATCACCGCATTTCACGGGTCTAAACAGAGAGCAGGTTCTAAACTAAGTTCTAAGACTGGGTCAGATAACGACCCTACCCTATTAGATAATCAGAGTGCTGATGCACCCGACGGTGATGCTAATAGAGGAGCAGATTTACCAACAACATATCAATCTCGATCAGCTAACAGTTCTAATGCCGGACAACTTAATAGACAAGATTCAGCGGTGTCTCAATCAGTTAACGATCTAGCATCCAGTATCTATACCTCACAACGTGGTGATATGCTTAATCTCAGAGTTGGTATAATTGGTGATCCAGATTTTATTAAACAAGATGATCTCTATATCAACCCCGAAAGCAGTGAGTATCAAGGATTTGTTGGCAGTTCCGATAACTCCCCAATTAACTCTGAGTTTGGTACAATAAGTTTTGATTCACAGCAGGTATATGTACAACTTATGTTTAAGAGTGCTGTAGATATCGACGACGAACTGGGTATCACAAATAAAGGACTAAAGTCGGGTGGTGGCAAAGCTGTAAAGTTATCTAATGGTCGCGAATTAAACGGAACGTTTAATGGTGTGTATAAAGTTCTCACAGTTACTAATAAATTTAACTCAGGAGAATTTACACAAGTCCTTGACATTATCAAAATGCCAAACGAGATGCTAGAGTCAACAGAAGTGGAGCCAGACAACAATGCTGTTACAATAACAGATGATGGACAAACTGCTAAGAAAGGTCTGTTGGCAGACGATATTGCCGCTCAAACCTCAGCAAATAATGACGGTGGAGCACCTGCAACTACCAGCGACGAAACTGCTGAGCAACAAGGAATATTCCAACAGGATATTGATCGTCTTGCACCAGCATTAAATTCTCCTCCTGAATCAGGTGACACACCAGTTGAAGGAATTGGTGTAGCAGAAGGACGTAGTGTAGCATTTAATCAAACAGCAGAACAGCGAAGAAGTATAATAGAGGCTAATAGACAGATAACTACTGCTAGACCTGATAACATTAATAATACAGCATTTGTACAAAATATAGGTTCGCAAGCACCATCGGGTAAAAATAAAGGTATATTTGCTGGTGACATTCCATCAACTGAGAATTTAGGATAATAAATGGCAGATTTTTTTGATCCAAGACGAGTAGATAAAGCATTTGACAAAGATGCGACTCCGGGTATTAAACTTGATAGTGGACCTTACATTGGCATTATCAAAAATAATGCAGACTCGGCACGTCTTGGTAGATTAAAAGTTTATATTCCCGACCTAGGCGGTGACGAAACAGATAGGTTAAGCTGGTGGACTGTAACGTATGCTAGTCCTTTCTATGGTGCTACTACAGGAACAAACAGTGCGGCAGATGCAAACTTTGGTACAGAGCGACATACATACGGTTTCTGGGCAGTACCACCAGATCTAGATAATCAAGTATTATGTACATTTGTTGGTGGCGACCCTAGTAGGGGTTTTTGGTTTGCTTGTATACCAAATAGCGCAAGTAAGCAAATGATTCCAGGCATAAGTCGCGGAAGAGATTTTAACGACGGTGCACGAGGACAATATGTTTATCCTATTACACACAGCACCGAAAGAGAATTAACCAAACGTAATGTGTATCTTCCTAATAGCGAAATTAATCTTAATAACGTAGAAAAAGATACTCGCCCAGATTACTTAACAATGCCAAGAGTGGTGCACCCATTCCAAGCGGAAACAGTTATTCAGCAGGGACTAGAGACTGACAAGATTAGAGGTACAGTAACCAGTAACAGTCAACGAGAAACACCAAGTTTTGTATTTGGCATGAGTACACCTGGCCGTGCAGTTAATGATTTACAAGATAGATTTAAGACTAAACAGGCCATTGATGCTGAGTTAAACAAAACTGACACAACAATTTCAAGTAACCAATATACTGCACGTAAAGGTGGACACACATTTATTATGGATGATGGTGATGTCTACGGAGATAGTAACTTAGTAAGGTTACGCACAGCAGGCGGTCATACTATTTTAATGCATGACACAGAAAATATCATTTATATCACTAACAAGCAAGGCAACAGTTGGATAGAACTTACACCCAATGGTGCTATAAATGTATATGGTTCTAAATCATTTAGTCTACGCAGTGAAGCCAACGTTAACATACATTCGGATGCTAATGTAAACATACACGCAGGCGATAGTATTAACTGTTATGCAGGAAACAATATTGAGACAGAAACAACAATCAAGCGAGAACGTGTTAAAGAACTCTATAATATAGACACAGGTAACTACGGATTGTTAGTTGGCAACGAAAGTAATATTAAGACACTCACTGGTCATATTACAACTACAGATACACTTAGAATTAAGTCGGGTGCGACCAGCGGGTGGAATGTAGCGTCTGGTGAAATGTGGCTAACAGGCGGTACAGACATACACTTGAACACTGGCGGAAAAACTATTCCTGATCCTAAGCAACCTATTAGTAACGCTCCAATGGAACAGTATCAAAAGCAGGATGTATATTTTAACGCAGAACTAAGTCGTTGGATAATTGATGATAGAACTGATGTTGAATTTGAAAGTATAGCACCATTTACCCCGACTCACGAGCCATGGTCAAGAGAAACAGGACCACGTAAACTCAATGATGGCACACTGATTGATAGTCAGCCGCAGAAGGACGACTAATGGCTGATTTAGGAATAACAACTGCTAACAACTTTTTATTACGTAGTGATCAGCAGGCACCAAGACAACGCTTGAGATTACTAGACGCTCCTAGTGGTGTAGCCTTGCCAAGGATAACAACCAATATACCTGGACTCCCCAAGAGTTTAGTTAAAGCGTTAATGGTACAACTTGCACACTTAGAAACAGGCAATGATCCAACGTATGAACAGAACGACCGTTACGGAAAATATGCTGTACATAAGAACACATTAATAAACTACGGATATCTATCTGCCAATGGCAGTTCGTGGGAAGGACTTGCAGGAACTACTACTAGTTCTAACTTTAAATCTAGTCCGGGGCTCCAAGACAGAATTATGGAACGGTTCTTGCAAGAACAGTATAAAACCTGTATTAAAGTAGGAGCGATAAAAGACAATGATACTCCTACAGTAGTAGCTGGTGTGCTTGCTGTGGCTTATCAGTTCCAAGATTTTACATTTAGTTCGCAACAATATACTTTAAATTATCTCATTAATACAACAGGCAATCTGACTTCATACCTTGGTAACATTTTAACCTATCAGAATTTCAGTAACTTAGCCTATAGGTATTACGAAGAAAGTGGTATTGCTAGTATCACAACACAACTATTGCAGGATAACAGAATTACAAATAATAGTAATCTTAACGAAAAGAAATTATTTTCTATACTTGAAGATATTAACAATTCAAGTGTAGCAACTGTAAACTTAGTTGGAACCGCATTGTTATCAAATATCGAAGGACAATCCAAACAGCGAGCATTAACTAGTGCATCTCAAAGTATTACTAATTTAGACAACAAACTTGTAAACATATATACAAATCTGCCAGCTATAAAAGCCAAGGAATGGCGAGAAACAGCAAAAATGAACGACACTCTGGGTAGACCAGGTGCATTGTTTTATAACTCTGGCAGGTATGCTGTTGACACACTAAACGCAGGGTAAATACAGTTATGGCAAATGGAAGATATAGAGGCCTAAGTACAATAGGTCAAAACAAAAAGTTTCGTTTAATAGATTACGAATTAGTTAAACGTGACCTAATAAATCACTTTAGTATTAACAAAGGTGAAAAGCTAATGAATCCAGAATTCGGAAGTTTAATTTGGAAAATGCTCTATGAGCCACTAAGTGAAGATACTAAAGCCGTTATACTAGCAGATGTACAAACCATTGTAAATTACGACCCAAGACTCAGAGTAGATAGTGTATTACTTGACGAGTTTGAACACGGACTACAAGTACAAATTGACCTTACATTCCTGCCAGGAAACTTCGTTGATAGTCTTAGATTAGAGTTCAATTCAGAAACTAATAATCTTTCTGTTTTATAATAATAGCCGTTTTTAAATGCCATAAATACTGAATATAGGTATTGATTACATATGGCTACTACTACACGACAGACCAGTTTATTGGCCCAAGAAGACTGGACTAAAATATATCAAACATTCAGAGAAGCTGATTTCCAGAGCTTTGACTTTGAAACACTACGCAAGAGCATGATTGAATACTTGCGTACTTACTATCCTGAAGATTTTAACGACTTTACAGAATCAAGTGAATACATTGCACTCATTGACTTGATTGCGTTCTTAGGACAGAGTTTAGCATTTAGAACAGACTTAAATGCACGTGAAAACTTTTTAGACACAGCAGAACGTCGTGACAGTATATTAAAATTAGCCAAACTGATTAGTTACAATCCTAAGCGTAACATACCTGCATCAGGATTTCTAAAATTCCAAAGCATACAAACATCAGAAATAGTTTTTGATGGGTCGGGAAACAATTTACAAAATACTTTAGTATCTTGGAATGATATCACAAACGAAAATTGGTTAGAACAATTTACAGCAATTTTAAATGCTTCGTTAGTAAACGAACAGGCAATTGGCAAACCAGGTAGTACTAAAACAATTAATGGTGTAACGACGTCAGAATACACTGTGAAGTTAGTTAACAACGTCATTCCTACACAACCATTTACATCAAGTGTTGGCGGTATATCTACTCCGTTTGAAGTAGTAAGTGCAACCACATTAGATAAAGAATATATCTACGAAAAATCGCCAAGTCCTACTGGGCTCTTTAATATATTATATAAAAATGATAACCAGGGCAATGGATCAAATAATACAGGATATTTTTTATATTTTAAACAAGGCGAACTTAAAAAGTTAGATTTTAACATTAAAGACAGTTTGCCTAATCGTATTGTAAATGTTAATTTTAATAATATTAATAATAATGATGTTTGGTTAAGCAAGTTATCAGCGGCTGGTATTGTTGATTCTGAATGGACACAGGTACCAGCAGTCAATGGTGTAAACGTTATTTACAATTCCGAATCTGACAGAAACTTATATAGTGTTAGTACCAGAGCCAATGATCAAATTGATTTAGTATTTGGCGATGGAGCGTTTGCAAACATTCCGGTGGGTAACTTTAGATTGTTCTATAGAGTGTCAAACAATTTAACATACAAAATTACTCCTGAGGAAATGTCAAGTGTTACTATTACTATTCCATATAGAAGCAGAACAGGACGCCCTGAAACACTAACAGTCAGAGCGGCACTACAGTACACCGTTACTAACGCAAGTGCAAGAGAAACTCTTGAGGATATACGAACAAAGGCTCCTCAGCAGTATTACACACAGAACCGTATGATCACCGGCGAAGACTACAATGTCTTGCCATATACCACATTTAATAATGTTGTAAAAGCAAAAGCTGTTAACAGAACCAGCTCTGGTGTAAGTAGATATCTTGACGTAATTGACACAACTGGAAAATATTCTAGTACAAATATAATTGCACAAGATGGTATAATTTATAATTCAGATTCTACTGCAAACACAGTGTTTCAGTTTACTAGTAGTAGTGAAGTAAATGCTATTGTTAGGGACACACTACAAAGTCTGATCTCAGCTACAGAATCAAAACATTTATATTATAAAACTGCATCAAGACAAACACCCACTGCAACTTGGACAAAGTCATCAACCAATGGCGGACGTAGTACCGGAACTTTTACATCGTCAAACTATGTGTATCTTACACAGGGCGCATTAGTAAAATTTACAGCGCCAAGTGGACAGTACTTTGATGCACAAAATCAGTTACAGACAGGAACTCCAGTAACAGAATATCAACGAACAACAATGTGGGCAAGCATCATAAGTTACCCAACCCCTGGTATTGGATCGGCTATATTGAGCGTGGACGTTCCGTCTACAAGTATAGTATCTGCTGTGATACCGGTGTTTAAGTCGTCTTGGACTACAACATTAATTACACAAATTGTTAATAATATTCTTAGTTATAAAACATTTGGTTTACGTTATGATGTAAGTGACACTGAATGGAGAATTGTTGAAGAAGTAAACTTAGGATCCGGTGATTTTAGTTTAACTAAAGCCGGCGACACAACTGGTACAGGACTTGATAACAGTTGGTTCCTAAAATTAAGTTACGCAAATGGCCAATATACAACAGCCAGCAGAGGTATAAAGTATTTTTTCCAGAGTACTAAAGAAACAAGATTCTATTATGATCCAAACTTAAAAGTGTATGATAGTAGAACAGCTACCTCTATTAGAGACGCTATTAAAGTTCTAAGAATAAACACACTCCCTGACAGTGCAGAAAGTCTGTTCTATAGCCAAACTTGGAGAATTAATAACAGAATAGTAGAGTCTGATGGATTTGAAGATAATAGAAAAATACTAATTACTTTTCCTGACGACAATCTTGATGGTGTGCCTGACAACCCAGATTTGTTTACAACTTTAGTTGAGCCAGACACTAACCCTGCAACTAAGTTTGTCTACTTTGTTCAATCAATCGACGAAAATAATTTTGTTAGATACGACCCTGTTCTAAGATCTAACATTGTAGGTTTATACGCTACTGAGACAGATATATTAAACAAAATTGACTTATATTCATCAGGAACTATTTTTTACGCATACACCGAAGATAAGTTCTACGAAACAAACGGAACAGCGTTAACAGTGTTAACTAATCACGTTGCATTTAATGGAAGAGAAAATTTAATATTCCAGTACTCGCACAATGCCCCAAACAGCAGAAGAATAGATCCAAGTCCAAATAATATAATTGACCTATTTTTACTCACTGCTGACTACAGTGATCAGTACGTGTCGTATATTACAGACTCAAGTAATACAGTAGACGAGCCTGTTGCGCCATCAAGCAATGAGCTGTATACAGAATTTGGAACTATTGAAAATTATAAGAGTATCAGTGACAGTATCATTTACAATACAGCTACATTCAAACCATTATTTGGTACTAAAGCTGATCCGGCACTGAGAGCAACATTTAAGGTAGTGAAAAACCCTGCAATTAATATCAGCGATAATGAAATTAAAAGCCAAGTTATTGCAACCATTAACAACTATTTTGATATTGATAATTGGGAGTTTGGTGAAAGTTTTTACTTCAGCGAACTTAGTGCATATCTGCACAGCGAATTAACACCAAACATTAGTAGTATTATTATTGTTCCAACCGCAAATAAAAATAGCTTTGGAAATTTATATCAGATTAATGCTGAACCAAACGAAATTTTGATTAGTGCGGCAACTGTGGATGATGTACAAATAATTTCTGCTATCACAGCAGGACAACTTAATAGAACATAGGTGACATGTAATGGCTGTAATTAAGACTCATAGTTTTCTACCTAGCATTTTTCAGACTGATACTAATAAAAAGTTTTTAAATGCTACACTTGATCAATTAGTTAGTGAACCAAACTTAATAAGAGTTGACGGGTACATTGGTAGAAAATTAGCACCTTCATATAAGTCGACGGACAGTTATGTCAGCGAGCCATCAACAGATAGACAAAATTATCAATTGGAGCCTGGTGTTGTAATTCAAAACTCAGTAACAAAACAAATATCTTTTGCAACTACTTATCAGGATACACTTAACAGAATTGGCTATCATGGCGGATTAACAAACAATCACAATAGATTGTTTGATAACGAATTTTATTCTTACGATCCAAAAGTAGATCTTGACAAGTTTATAAATTTTAGTCAGTACTACTGGTTACCACAAGGTCCAGACAGCGTATTGGTCAGCTCAAGCAATGTGCCTAGAGAAAAGACTTATACAGTTACATACAATACTACTAATAACGAATATATTTTTACTGATAATAATAATATTCCAAATCCCAAAATAACACTAGCTAGAGGTGGAACTTATAAGTTTATCATTGACGAACAAAATAACAATTTTTGGTTACAGACTAAGCCGGGTATCAGTGGTACAGATCCCGACAGACCTAACCTAACAACAAGAACAATTCTTGGCGTTAACAACAACGGTGAAGATCAAGGTACAGTAACATTTAAAGTGCCACTAGAAGATGCACAGGTTAGATTTACTGGAATGACCATTAGTGGTAACGCTGATTATGCAACTAATTTAGCCTTCAGTCAGGTAATCGGAGCAAAGCCACAAGACTTAATTGATTTATACGGTGGCATTGATGGACCGGTGCGCTATCTTGATGGGACTACTGTAGCGTTTATTAATCTTGCTTATATTGATGACCAGTTCTGGGTAAACACCCAACGTACAGTTGATGGCGTAGCATATTTTGATCAAAGCAACCTTGTAACAATGGCAGAGCGTACCAGTATCTATACCATTAGCCTACAGCCTGACTCCAATGGCGACGATCGTATTTTGCTATTTCCGGTTACTACTGTAGCCGATGAAACAAAGATCCGCGTTGTAGGCGGCGAAGCAAATGCCGCAAAAGAATACTATAAAAGACTTAATGTATTCAACGAAGTACCACCTATTACGGCTAACCTTCCAGTACTATACTATCAAAGTGGCAGTGATCCAGATGCTGTTGGATTTATTAGAATCATTGACACAGAAAGCCATACAATTGACCCTGATATAGAGATATTAGGAAAAATTAATTATACAAGTCCAAACGGTATAGTGTTTACTAACGGGCTAAAAATTAGATTTGATACTAGTGTAGTGTCAGCATATCAAAATAAGGATTATTATATAGAAGGAGTTGGAACTGCTATTAGACTAATTGACGCTGATCAGCTAATAGCACAAGAAGACATTAACAAGAGTTTTATTGTTGACGGCGGAACAGGATATGCGATTGGCGACAAACTTGCGGTTGTTGGCGGCACTTACACAGAACAAGCTAAGGTTTACGTTGATACCATTGACGCTAATGTTGCTACTGCGTCAGGAACAATAAATTCGTTTACTGGGGCACTCACTGAGATAGAAGTAGTTAATGGTGGGTCAGGGTACTTGAGTGTACCAGATGTTACTATCAGTCCGGCACCTTTTGGTGGAACAAATGCAACTGCTTCTGCTACAGTTACTAATGGAGTTGTAACTGCTATTACAATCACTAGTGGTGGTAGTGGATATGATACTATACCATCTATTACCATTGACGATCCTGAATCAGGGCCAATTACAGGTTTTAGCGTATATCGTAGAGGAAAGTATTCTGTATTACCTACTAACAGTGTTGAGGTTACAGGTGGCACAGGATCGGGTGCTAGATTGGAGATTTATCTCCAACCAATGGATGCAAACTATGTAACTATCAATAGATCTAGTTTAGACAGCAACCCATGGAGTAGATCAAATCGTTGGTTCCATTTGGATGTGTTGTCTAGAACAGCAATTTATAATTCTACTGATGTTGTTTTTAACCAGACTCAACGAGCACAACGACCAATTATAGAATTTAAAGCAGATTATCAATTATACAATTCTGGTGCAGTTGCGAAAAAACATGTTGACCAACTTGACACTACTATTACAAATGCATTTACTCAAGTAAATGGTATTGTATGTATTGATACTGAAAAGTTAACTGTTGGTAGTTTAACTTTGTTTGACGGCGATAGAATAATTTTTGCGAACGATGTTAATAATAATGTAAGAAATAAGATATACGATTTTAGTATTGAATTAGCAAGTGAGAGTCCTTCTGATTTATATAAAGCATATCTAGTAGAAGCCACAGATGCAATAGTCGAGCAAAGAAACACAGTGTTAGTTTTGTCTGGCACTAATGGAGGGAAACAGTGGCATTATAACGGCACATCCTGGACTACTTCACAGATTAAGTCACAATCATTTCAAGAGCCATTATATGATCTAATAGATACTAGTGGAGTTAGTTTTTCGGATACAACAACATACAACGGAAGTGTTTTTTCTGGGTCAAAACTGTTTGCATATCGCAGAGGCACAGGAAGTAACGATGCTATATTAGGGTTTCCGTTAAGTTATAAAAACTTTGCCAACCTAGGTGATATTCAATTTGACAACAATTTTGATAGCGAAACTTTTACATATTTGTTAAGCAGTGGAGATATAGAAACCAAAAAGCACAACAGTGGTTATCTACAAAAAAATATTTCAGTGACTGAAGTAGCACGTGAAAATATTTGGGCCATTAATAAAAACTTTAGTAGACAATATCAGGTTTACAATTTTACCTATACTGGTGAATCAAATTTATTTCCAATTGATGCTTTACCGGACACCAGTCTCAATCAACCAAACATTAAAGTTTTTGTTAATAACCAAACAATAGATTCAACAAATTTTGCCACAACACAGGTTGTTGATAGATATGCTATTTTAGTAAATTCAGAAATACTTACTGTTGGCGATGCAATTTTTGTTGCTGTGTTTAATCAAAATGCTGTACAAAATAGTGCGTACTACGAAGTACCTAAGAACCTAGATATAAACAGTCTTAATAAGAATTTGTCTACATTAACCTTAGGACAAATGCGTAACCATTTGATTACATTAAAAAATAATGCATTAAATGTAGTAGGTAGTGTTCCTGGCAACAGTAACCTAAGGGACATAACTTATAGTAACAATGGTGGAAGTATATTACAGCATAGTTCGCCAGCTATCTATAGTAACTTATTTTTAAATCACCCAACAATGAACTTTGTTGATGCTATTAGCTTGGCTAATAGAGAATATACAAAATTTAAAGATAAGTTCTTAGAATTGTCTGCAAATCTTGAAATAGATCTTAATGATATTTCAGGAAGTGTTGATGCTATTATTAATAAGATTCATGAAGTAAAGAATGAAAGTTTCCCTTGGTACTACAGTGACATGGTCCCGCATGGAACAACAGACAGAGTTGAGCTTCCACCCTATGAGATATATGATCCAGAGTTACTAACGTACGAGATAACTAGAATATTCGATGATACAACTCCTAGTAACAAGGCTGTATTTGTTTATCTGACTAGAAGAGCAAACAATGTAACTACTAAAGTGTTGTTAGTTAAAGACAGAGACTACACATTTAATAAAGATCGTCCTGCTATTACTTTTACTAGTAGTTTTAGATTACTTTTTAATGACAAGATTAATATTGTTGAATACAATAACACCGACGGAAGCTGGGTACCAGAAACTCCAACTAAGATGGGTATGTTCCCTAAATTCTACCCAGAGAAATATACAGATAACACACTACGTACTCCGGTTCCTGTAATACAAGGTCATGACGGAAGTTTGACTCCTGCATTCAACGACTTTAGAGATGATTTGTTAATTGAACTTGAGCGTAGAATTTACAACAACATTAAAGTTAACTACGATATTAACACATTTAATTTACATGATTATATTCCTGGTAAATTTAGACCTACTGATTATACAAGACAAGAATTTAACCAGATAATAAGTCAAAAATTCTTAGCATGGGTAGGCACAAATAGACTAGATTTTTCTACTAACACACATTTCAAGTCAAGCGACCCGTTCACTTACAATTACAAAAACTTTACTGATATTATCAATGGTGAAAGTTTGCCAGGAACATGGCGATCGGTCTTTAGACATTTTTACGATACAGATCGTCCGCACACACATCCTTGGGAAATGTTAGGTTTTAGTCAAAAGCCAAGCTACTGGGAAGATCGATATGGTCCTGCACCATATACAGGTGGTAACAATGTATTATGGAGTGACCTGAGTCTTGGTTATATTCACGACGGTGAACGTGCTGGTTTTGACTTACGCTATCAACGACCAAATTTATCACAATTTATCCCTGTTGACGAAGCAGGAAATCTACGTTCACCTAACGAAACACTAGTTACTGATTTTGATAGTGCTCAAGCTAATAGCAGTTATGCAGTTGGAGACATAGGTCCAGCAGAATTAGCTTGGAGACGTAGTAGTGAGTATCCATTTGCTGTTCATTTAGCATTAGCTCTTGCTAAACCAGGTCGATATTTTGGACTCCAATTGAACACAAAGAATTACAAACGTAATTCTTGGACATCTCAATTTGAGATAAATCTTAAAGGACAACATTTAACTCCACAGGAAGTAATGGTTCATGGTTATACTGATTCTGCTGGAACAGTTGAAAGAACAGCAGGATATATTAACTGGATTAGAGATTATGTTAAGAACTTAGGTGTAGGAGATGCATCAGGAACTATCAAGACAAACCTTAAACTATTGGATGTTAGACTAGTTTACAAAGTAGCCGGCTTCACTGATAAAAAGTTTATTGAACTGTTAGCAGAGCAGAATAGTCCTACAAGCGTCACCGACAGTGTCCTCATCCCAGATGAAAATTATCGTTTAGAATTACACTCCGGCACACCAGTTAGCAAAATTTCGTATAGTGCTGTAATTGTTGAGAAGAGTCCAAACGGATATTCAGTGAGCGGATACGATTTAACAAATCCATATTTTTCAATCATCCCAAGTGAGCCTAACAACAATTCTTATGTTGTAACATCAGGCACACAACGAGGAGTGATTTATAGAGACTTTAAAAAATCACGATTTACGATTCCATACGGTTTTGAATTTAACACTAAACAACAGGTTGTTGATTTCCTAGTAGGTTATCAGAGATTTTTAATAGCACAAGGATTTATTTTTAAAGATAGAGACGTTGACCTACAAGAGCAAAAAGATTGGATATTAAGTGTAAAAGAATTTTTACATTGGTCCGGACAAGGATGGCGTAATGGTAATATAATTGTATTAAGTCCAGTGTCATCAACTCTAAGAGTATATAACCAAAGTGCAGTAGTTGGTCACGTTGTTAATGATTCAACTCATAATCGTGTGTTAGACTTAAACTTTAAAGCAATTACTAAAAATAATTTTACAGTAAACAGAGAAAGTAGTCTGTTTACATTTACCTCAAATTCGCAACAAACAGTTGGATTTGCTGAATTTGGGATGATACAATACGAGCATCTTCTGATATTAGACAATGTTACAGACTTCAACGATGTTATCTATGTTCCTGAGTTAGGCAATAGACAGTATAGAATAAAATTAAGTGGAAGTAAAACTGGCTCATGGAATGGAAGCCTTGAATTGCCAGGATTTATATATAGTAGTGATAAGATTGATAGTTGGCAGGCCGGTATTGACTACCTTAAAGGTACTATTGTTCAATACAAAGAAAAATATTATACTGCACTTAAAAACATTGTTGCCGCTTCAACGTTCCAAACTACCAGTTGGAAACAAATTGCTAAAGAAGAATTACGGTCTGGTATAATCAATAACTTTGCTACTAACGCACAGCAAGGTATAAACTATTACGATATACACAATCAGCCAGTTAACGAAGGAATACAATTATTCAGTAATGGGTTGATTGGATTTAGGGATAGAGATTATTTTACAAATCTTGGTCTCAGTACTACTACCCAGGCAAAGTTTTATCAAGGACTTATTAAGAATAAAGGTACGTTGAATGCTCTTAATGCACTCGAAGGAGCAGTATTTGGCAATTTGTCTAGTGACATTGACTGGTACGAAAACTGGGCTGTTAGAGTTGGCGAGTACGGAGCGTTAGATTCTAATTACTTTACAGAAGTAGAGTTAGACGAATCACTTTTTGATAGTAATCCAAGCTCACTTCAATTAATAGGCAATGGGGTCACAGAACAAGATGACATTATTGGTTATTCTGAACACGACATCTACAAGTCTTACGGCGTATATGATCCAAACTTCTTACGCACAGAAACATTAGATGTGCCCAACCCACTAAAACCTTTGCCGGTGGCTGGATTCGCCAATCTTGATGATGTTGATCGTACTTTATTTGATTTAAACAATTACGAAGATCTTTCATCGGTGGTTAACGAGATTCGCACAGGCTATAAAATCTGGGTAGCAAGAGATTTTACAGAGAACTGGAATGTATACCGTGCAAGTATAATTCGTGGAATTCTTTTTGCGATGCGTCATCAAGTTGACGATCAAGTTGAAGTTATACATAACAGAGATCACGGCCTTACAGTAGGTGATCTGGTTGTTATTAAAAATTTCGACACAAGATTTGACGGTGTATACAAAGTTAATACCGTTATAGATACAACACGTTTTACTATAACCTTAACACAAAATCTACAAAGTCTTGTTGATGAACAAGCAGTTGCAGGAACAGGTACGTTGTATGTGTTTACAACATTAAGAGTAGATATTCCAAGCCAGATACAAACAGTCTATCCGGTACAGGGATGGGTAGAGGGTGATAAAATATGGGTTGAAAATTTAGATGCCAACGGTAACTGGGGAGTTTACAATAAAACCAGCCCATGGGTAAACAATGACAAATTGCAATTAGAACGTAGTAAGTTGTACGGCGATGATGACTTTGGTAGTGTAGTTGACCTTGATCCTGATTCAGGACAAGTTTTATATGTTGGTTCGCCGGGTTCGGTATTGGGTCGTGGGCAAGCCGCAAGCTTCTTAAGATCTAGTACTAACACCTGGAGCTTTGCAACATCATTTTCTGCTAGTGCGAATGACAGAGTTAATAGTTTTGGTAAATCCATTGCTAATGCCGATGGAATACTAGCAGTAGGTGCTCCTGACAGTGTAAGTGGAACAGGTGCTGTTTTTATATACCGTAACGGCGAGCATCAACAAATAATTACACACCCCACAGGTGCCTCTACTTATAAATTTGGGGAATCGGTGGCGTTGAGTAGGGATGGACTTTATCTTTATGTTAGCGAGCCTGGAAATGCTACAGTATATTGCTACGCAATTCAGAGCAGAGAAGTAGAATCAGAAACTATAACAGGTGACGGAGTTACGGACACATTTACTCTTGGCTTCAGTTCCGACAATGCGATTGATTTGTTGGTTATACCAGTGTTAAAGACCGATAACGAAAAATTACCGACTATAGACTATACAGTTAGCGGTAACGATATAATTTTTGACGCAGGCGCTATTCCTGCTCTCAATGAGAACATAAGCATTGTTAAGCGTCAGTTCTATTATAAACTAATCGGTTCTGTTACAGGACCTGCAGGCATCAACTTTGGTGTTTCAATTTCAACTAATCGTTATGGTG